ATATAATAGACACAATCATCTGCATAGAACGGTTCGTTATCGCCACTGGCGTCAATGCTCAAATTGACTGCACCGGGCAGACGCTTCACTTCACCATAATTCGGCGTGCCGTCCTCTTGATAGGAGAGGATTTTCGCCCAGTGCACCTTGTTCAGACCAAACTTGACCTTGTTTTTCTCCATAAATAAACCTGCCTTTCTTAGCATTATCTTGCCATTCAAACTTCCATTTCATAAAGCACTTCGTACAACTTTTCACTGCCGATGTAGGCTTCTGTTTTTGAAAAATATATTTCATGTCGTTTCAAAATTTTTTCCACCATTTCTTCTACCTCCGGCGATTTTCGGTCGGTGTATAACTCGATGTTCAGCTTTTTGGTGCTGAAGTAGGCGATATTATCCGCCGAAAAGGTATCCTCGCCAGGAGAAAGAAAAATCAGAAACGGTGGTTCGGGCGATTCGCCTTCCGCAAAATGATGGTAGGCGAACGGCAAACCTGCCTCTTCTAACAGTAAATTGATTTCTTCGTAGCTCATGACAACGCCTTTCGGATCAGTTCCTGTAACAATTTTTCTCCATTTTCTTCGGCAGGAGCAATGT